GTACTGCCTCCAATTGTTGAACCATTTGACGTACCCCAGAAGGGAGTTGTCCAACTTGGAGAGGACTGCAAACTTTCTTGTACTACTGCCAGGGGAGATATAACCGTCATCCCTAAAGGTCACATGAGAACCCTGCCAGAACCTTGGTTGAACTTTCTCTATGCTCACTATCGTTCCTTTTCCCCTTGACTGTTACTACTCTACAAAATGACTCGATTTATGTCAAGGGTTATTTTGACAAATTGTCATTTTTATTTGCTCCAGTATTTTGCGATGTTGAACTCGGATTTCATAATAACACGTTTCATCCTCGTTGCAGCGGCGCGGCGGAACGCATCCTGAATCTCCTCTGCCACAATCGCAGCGAACCGCTTGGGGCAACTAATGACCAGTTCATCATGGACGAACTTGATGAACCGTGCCCGGTATTGTGGAAGGATATGCCACAGGTACGGCTTACCGTTCGCATCATAGCCGCAGCCTGCCGACAGTTTGGCGATGGTTGCGTTGGTGCCCTGGATGGCGTGATTCTTTCCTTGTCGGCCTATTCCTTCCGACATGCCCATGTACTCTTTGCTGATCTCCTTACCGGTAGGCATCCGATGAGTGAGTGGCCATAGTTCTTCCGGGGTGGGACCGCGCCCGTTGATCTTGGTGAACGTTTCGATGTTATGTGCCGCTACCTCATCATCGAGTTCCAACCTCTTCTCATACTTCTCAATGACCCTTTCCTTTGCCCGTTCATTAGTCGGTTCAGGAAAGAGCCTGCGTCGTCCGAACATATCGAACGACTTCTTGAGCATCTTGGCATCTCGGCCAGAGTTTTCCAGGTACTTCCAGATCGCCGGGTTCTTCTTTTCGTGGAGCGCCATCAGGTCTTTTGCAACCTGAACGGACTTCTTTATTTCGGTTGCCAGCTTACCGGGACCGCCGCCGTAGGCGAGAAGGAAGTTGGTGCTCTTGTTGTTTCCTCTCAGATCGGCGTGCTCTGGACATTTGCACTTCTGCTTCTGCGGAGTCCCGATCACGCACTTATCGTTTTTGGCGACCGTTTCCGCCGTGTGCAGTTTGAAGTAGGCGCAACCTTCCTTGGTGAAAGATGGCCACTCTTTCTCATAGAGAAGCTCGGTACCTACCGAGTGAACGTCCTCATCCCGCTCAAAGGCTCCAATCCAGATCGGGTCCTTAGCCAGTTCTGCGATGATGCGAAGTTCCGCGCCGGACATATCGCAGGTGATGTGGACCCGCTCCTCGCCTTTGGTGTCACAAGAGTTATGACAAGTGTTACAGAAGTATTGTTGTGTTTCTCCGTCAATCTCAACGTCCGCATCGCAACACGTACTTATACGCACCGACTCGTCGTCTTCATCGGCAAGGAAGCACTCGCGGACTTCCTTGTCGGCAGGAAGGTTCTGCGCGTTCGGCTTCTCCGACGAACTGCGCCCGGTCTCTGCATCGTACTGGTTGAAGACGCAATGCAACCGGCCTGTACCGGGGTGAAGCCAGCCTTCCTCTTTGCAGGGCTTCGTGACCCACTCCATCGCCCACTGGTCACCGTAGGTTCCGATCTCCTTGCTGAGACCGTGATACTTGCGGATCGCAGCCATGACAGGGATGTTCTCGTACTTCTCCAGGGCCTCATCATCGAGGTTCGTAACCCGACCGAGGCCGCGCATCCCTGTAATCACGTTCAAGAGTTGGGCATCGGAACCATAGTTGATGAGCGCATTGCCCTCGCACTTCGCAGCAAGGTTCTTGATTTTGGTGCGGCGCTTGCCGAGGTCGGAGGCTATCTTCTTCCAGTGTTCTTTCTCGGCCTTTCGCGCCTCGACCAGGCCGGTCACGGTTGCCATCAGAGCGTCGACGCTGGCGTGGTCGGTCTTCTTTGCCGCTCGTATCTGCGCTTTGAGTTGTACTTCCTGATCGGAGACAACGTTGAACGCTTTCCACTTGGCAGTGGCTTCCGCGATCTGCTCATCAGTGATGATGTCGGTCTTCAACCCGACAGTCGGAATAAAGATGGGGTCCAGCGTGTTGAAGATGAGGTCGGTGAGCTCTGCCTTCTTCTTGGTAATGCGGGCCAGCCAGCGTTCGCGGTCTGTGCGCTCACCGTGGGCGTGCATGTCCTGGAAGAAGCCGATGGCGTCATTCTCGATCTGTGCGATCTCTTGCAGATCGTCCCCGGTCACGAGAGGGTCAATGTGCTCAAGATACCTTGCCGCTTTGCTGCCCCGGTCTTTGAGTTTGCGGAACGTCTCGCCCTTGAGGATGAGGATTTGCACGAGACGCAGGGCCAGCGGGAACCGGGTGTCGAGCGCGGCGTAGTTGATCTGATCGTCAATGAGATCGGCGTCCAAGGTGAACGATTCCTGGTACTGCTTGTCGATGTGGACGCGGAAGTACCGCGCCATCATCTCACTCATCGAGTAGAAGTCGTAGTCCTTCATGGAGTGAGCACCGGCGTAGATACACCGCTCGACCACGGAGCAATCGAAGAAGTGGAAGGTGCGGAGGCCGAACTGCCAGTACATATTTAAGTATTCAAACCCGAGATTAACGCCAACTTTAATCCACAACTTAGAACACAACACGGGTTCAATAGTGTCCAGCACCTTCCTCAGTTGCGGTGGCACATCTCTTCCATACCATCCCTGTGCGTTGTGGAGTATGTCGGCGGATGTTTGTCCTTCAGAAGGGGGGCAGAACTCTCGCAGATCAATGACGAACTGTTCAACAAGATTCCCAAACTGAATTGTTCTTACTTTGCGATAAAAGAAATCCTTTGTTGGCGTGGTCTCTATGTCAAATCCCAAAGCCCCGCCTTCATCTTTAACGCGGGTGAAAAAATCAGAAAGGCATTTTAGGCCATCCTCATTGACTACTCTGGTTACCTTTAGAGGTGGGTCCAACTGGCTAATTACTAACGGTGTTAGTTCTGGCATTGTTCCCTCATATACTTGGCGAGGGACTCTACCTCGTGAAGAGTAGCATCACTCTTCAGGCGGTTGGCTCTCCATGAAATCACGCGAACGTTACAGGGTGTATATCCTTGGGAGGAATCCACTCTGTCTAATGATGGGGAGTTGGATGTTCCTGACCCACTCGAACTGATAATGATGGGTATTCCAAGTACCGGACAGACCTCTGGTATAACAAGATCGTCTGCGTTTATACTAAAGTCAATTCCTTTTTTAGTGGCTCTTTTCTTGGCTTCATAAAGAAGCCTTTCCACTATAGTCTCTTTATACCACTTTGCCTTGCCTTCTTTAATCTTCCCTGCGTTATTCGACGCATACTCTCTCGCTTGCTTCTTTATGCGGTCACAATTCTCGGTATAGTATGTCTTTTGATAGGAAGATCGTAACTCTTTGGTACTAAGTCTGTACTCCTGGTGGCAACTGACACACCAGTTCTGCCGACCCGATGGTCGCATGGCACATAGATTGAATAGTTCATGCGCTTTTGCTTGCTTACAACGTTTGCATACCAATTCCAAATGCGACATTCACAACACAGACACGAAGCAGATGTTCCCTGCTTCCAACACTGAGGTTTCCGTCACTGGGCCGGTGGTCCCACGAACGACCGGCTCTCTCTGCGACTGTTTCTATATTACATCTATTTTGACAATATGTCAATAATTTGATACACTTTTCTTATGGCAAACTATACTTTAAGTTTTGATGGCAGTTGCGGACCCAAGAACCCAGGTGGGGTAGGGGCATATGGGTTCATCTTAACCAAGAACGGAGAGACTGTCGAATCCGGTCACGGCATTATTGGTTCCGGCGCGGGAATGACCAATAACCTGGCCGAGTTCTATGCTCTGGCGATGGGACTTCATTCCTTCCATAGTAACGTACCCGAACCCAAAGGGTCCATTCTTCATGTTTACGGCGACAGCAAACTTGTCATCCAGATTATGAACCGGCACTGGAGAGCGAAGCCGGACAAGCCGTACTACTCGGCGTATGACGAAGCGCTGACCCGCCTGCTCGGTCTTCGGAATGCCGGGGTCACGGTCTTCTTTGACTGGATTCCACGGGCGCAGAACCAGAAGTGCGACGATCTGTCGAAGGAGCACCAGAAGAAAATTGACATTTTGTCAAAATAATTCGTTTTGGGGCTTGACAAAAGAAAAATCTGTGATATTATTAGAACTGTATGTCAACAGCCAAACCTGAATCCATAGATGGCATTGAGATTAAGCGATACTCAATGAGCATGACCGGCAAGAAACTGCGTAAGTCCCTCGGAATCTCTGGGCGGGTTTACGCAGCAAAGTCGTTTAAGGTCTGTGCGAAATTCAAAGGAATCAAGGTTCGGAGCCGTCTCGCTTTTCTCAAGAAGATGGCCAAGGTTGTCAAAGAGCGTCAATCCCTGGAGCAGATCAAAGTTAAACGCGATGGTTTCGATCAGATTAAACTACACGCCCTACCTTTGTCTGAATCCTGCCTTTGCTATTGCTGCATGAAAAATACGGCAACACTCAGGCATCATGTCATCACATTAGCGAACGGTGGTCGAAACAAGAGGAACAATATCGTCCCTCTGTGCGGAGATTGCCATAGCAAAGTTCACCCTCACATGAACCGAAAACCAAAGAAACAAGCAAAAAGTGAGGCGGTAGCTTCCTGGCACAGCGTATTTCCGAAAATTAACGGGCCTGTTGTTGTAAACCCTGTAAACGACAAGATCAGCGTCGTTGCAACGAGTGCGTAACCGCTCCTGCATTCAGGGCTGTGCTGCATCTCTCAGCTATGAGGACCGGTCGTCCCTCGGGATGATCCTCCGAAGTGCAAAACAACGAATATGAGATGGAACCTATGCCGGAGCTGGAGACAGCAGACGGCTGAGAGAAGGCGCAAACGTATTGACTCCCATATAGAGGGAGAGGGATTCTGCCACAGGGGGCCTTCAGCAAGTTAGGTGAGGACGGGGTTACAACCTCCCGATGGACGGAATGAACATTAACGCATACGCCTCTGGAACAACGGTCGAGTGGGTCTGCGGGTAAAGGCTTGAATACACAGTCGTTATCTATGTTCTGTCCAGGCAGTTAACATCCACGATAGTCACGGGTTAGCCATCTAAGCGGGGGCTAACCATACCTATCAATCTATTGGCTAATCACTACCTGAACTGCACCACCTTATCGTTCTCTAGGAACGGATAGGGGAGAGAGAAGTGTACCCGGATAAAAATCAAAGGTAATCCGAGATTATGCCATGTATGCCTGCCAAATTTATTTTTGTATTGATTATAAAGAACTTACGCTGAATAATGGGCTTATTTTAGCAAGAGGCCACGAGAAACGCTTGCACCCTCGTGTATAATAGAATTATCAACGATTGAAAACGAGACAGGGACGGGCCTCCTCCTATGACGCGCCAGCGTCGTACCCGTCCCGTTATTAGGGGGCATACGTTTGTGTCGAGTGGGTTTCCTCTGACCTCGTGTGCCCCCGTTGAGGAGCAAGAGTTCGTAAGGAGAAGCATGAGCGAAGTCAACGAAAACGTATCGTATACGCAGAACCCTGCCCTGATCGCCGGGAACACCACGGAAAGTTTACAGCCCGTCTCAGTCAACGTGGACGCCTTCACCGGCCTACCCAGTGCAGAAGACCTGGATCGCGCAGCCGAGGAAATCGAACTGATCGCCAACGCGCAGAAAGCCCTGGCAGCACAGCAAGCTGCGACCGCAGGCTCCCTTGGTACCAGCACAGATGGACCAACGACCACCGACCCCCTCGCGGCGGAAGTAGTGGCGCTCAGAGCCGAGGTTGAAGACCTCAAAGACCGTATCGACCGGTTCAATGTCCGAAGCGGACAGAAGATTTAGCAACCAAGGGACAGACCATTGAAAAATCTAGTAACAGGACAAACAAAGATCGTTGCAACAGGCACGTTGCAGGCTCTCCCGTCTTCGGGACCCATCGCATCGGGTGTGACCGTTTCTGCGCCAATCAGCAACACCAAGCCAATTGCCGTTACCGCCTCCACGACAGGAACGGGCGCAGTTGATGGAACAGGGGTAGGCTACATCATTAGTCCCGGTGGCAATGCATTTTTCCCAGTACCGAACGCAAGTGCTTTGTTTGTAGGTGGAACTGCTCTGGATGTAGTTTCTTGGTCGGCTAGTTAGTTTTACAGGCGTGTAGCATAAAGGCAATGCAACCCGCTGTTAACGGGTAGATTGTAGGTTCGACTCCTACCGTGCCTGCCAAATTTATAAAGAGCCGCCGTCACCCTATGGGTACCTAAGAGCGCGGCAATGCCCCTGACGGGGCACAATTTAGGTGGTCTTATGGCTAATAGAGTCAAGTTGAAAAAAAGCCATATGGATTACTTCCGAAGGATGGCAAGAGAATCTCCACTGGAGATACAAGCATTCCTGATCGGAGAAGTGGTATCTCCAAACCTTACCGTGATCGAATCCTTTGCCTACCCACCCCGGTACGCAATGCAGAGGTCGAATACGTGCTCCTGGTTTGTGGCCGACTACGAAAAAGTAAAGAAGGAAGCAGAGGAGCGCGGTAAGCGTATCGTCGGCTTCATGCACTCCCATCCGCAGTGGGATGCTGTGCTGTCACCGCAGGACTACGACATCTGTATCTCAGACATGCACCGCGTTTGCGGTATCTGCTCAACAGACGACCGCAGAACCCGAGTACGGTTCTGGGTCATGGATAGTGCCCTGCCCTGCGAAATCACCTATGAAACGAACACGAGAGCACAAGCGAAACCTAAACCGACTCCTGAAACACATTCAACTTAATCCGAACCGAGGAATGTTGGGCGTGGTGTTGCAGATGTGGCTCGACTCCGAAACCCCGGAGGAGCGTAATTTCTGCCAATCCATTGCATCCATTTGGTACAACGGGAAGGCGATCCGGTGGGGTGATGAGGGCGACCCGCCCATCCCGGCCATGACCGACCGCACAGAGATAGCCGATAACGAAAAGTTGAAAGACATCTTCGGAAAGATTCTAAACGGACAGGTGGAGAACTGATGCTTTATACGAGACCTACATTCACCCTTCCCGCAGGCGGCTCCCGCAAGTCACAACGCGAATGGGATTACGCAACCATGAGCGAGGAAGAGTTCACCGCTAAGTATCCAGACGCCGGTGAAGGAGAGAAATGTTCGCAGGAATAAGACGATGGGATTTGATCCTGATGTTCGTCCTGTTGGCGACCCTCACCGTGTTTGAGTTTCTCGGTGTATCTAGTTCGCGCATGGTTACGATCACTCAGATCATCAAGAGTTACATCCCGATCCCCTGCCGCCTGATGATCCTCGCCTGGTTGAACTGGCACTTCTTCCTATCCGACATCGTAAAGCAGCTTACACCAAAGTAGTCAGGAGTCCTTATGGAACAGGTCATCGACCGGCTCTTTGTCGGAGGTGACTCCGATTACGAGAGGGTAAAAGATAAGCCGGGATGGAGTGTCTTAAGAACGTGTAAAGAAGGACCCGGAGGCCACCGGCAAACGGTTGGGTACACAACGATAGGTGCCCCAAAAGGACCGACCTATCTATCCGCCAAGAAGGGCAACAACCTTCTGGCCCTGAACTTTATCGACCCGAAAGACCCCAACTTCATTCCCTTGGAGATGGTTCAAAAAGGGATGGAGTTCATTGACCGGAGATTAGCAGCAGGGGACAAGATTCTCGTCGCCTGTAATGCGGGTCATTCCCGTGGGCCTGCGACGGCTCTGCTTTATCTTCGCGCAATCGGTGAGCTTGATAACAACTTCATAATCTCTGAAAGAATTTTCAGGACGCTGTATCCAAACTACCTGCCCGACCAAGGCGTGAGGCAGTTTGCCCGAACTCGATGGAATGAGTTCCATAATGCACTTAGGAAAACAAACAATGCAGAGTAAATGGACCTATGCCGCAGAGCACGCGATGAGCGGCGGAAGCGAACATGGCGAGAAGCCTAAGAAAGAGATCGACCACATCAAGACGTACAAGTCCCACAACGGCGATCACATCCACGAGCACCACCACACCCACCCGGAACATCACCCGGTCGAGAAGCACACCACTCGCGGAGATGATGAGATGACCGACCACATGCTTCAACACATGGGAACCCCGAACCCTGGTGAACCCGAGGCTGATGCAGGAACCCCCGACGCAGCGCCCGCCGCTTCCCCGGATGCAGCCGCCGCAGCAGCGCCCGCGAGTGCCCCTGCCGGACCCGCCGCAATTGCAGGAGCAGGAGCCTAGTCATGGCAGAAGTTCACAACGTATCGTTACATCGCGCATTGACCCACCTGAATAAGGGCGGGTTGCATCGGGCTTTGAAGGTTCCCGAAGGAGCGCCGATCCCGAAGGACAAACTCGAAGCTGCCAAGAACAGCAAGAACCCACACGTAAAGAAGATGGCCGAGTTTGCCTCCACGATGGAGTCGTTTAAGCACTAAAGGGAAAAGATGAAGATCAGCCAGCTACGGGAGCTTTACACAGCGTCACGGACCAATCCAAAATACCAGTTCCGCGACGAATCTGAGGAAAAGTTCTTGGAGATGGCCACGACCAGTTTCCAGAGACTTCCCGAGGCACAACGTCTCAAGGTGCAGAAAAGCTGGCTTGCCGCTCTCAATAAAGAGAACGAGCCGCTCACGACCGAGACTGGCCAGGAACTTCTCAAGCTACGATTCCTCGCGCAGACCAATCTCTACTTCCTGTGCAACCTTCTGGAGAAGTACAACCAAGTCACGATCCAGACGCACGAGGATATGTGCAACGAGTTCTTCGTACAGAAGAACCCAACGTTCACGACCTTCGAGCAGTTTGCCAACCAATACACCGACCTCAAGGACCGGATGCTGCTGGTACCGCGTGGCGGCTTCAAGTCGAGCATCGACATTGCCGATTGCGTGCAGTGGGTCATCTGCTTTCCCGCAGTCACCATCCTCATCCTCACCGGTGTTTACAAACTGGCGGGAGACTTTGTTGGAGAACTGCGGCAACACTTCACCCTGGAAGAGAACGGCATTGCCGACAAGAACGGCAAGGTTGGGTTCGGTCCACGCAAGTTGATGGACAAAGACGGACAGTGGAGCGATAGCCTGTTTCAGGTGTTGTTTCCCGAGCATTGTGTTCCCCCCGGCGAAGGCAGTCAATTTGAGTTTCAAACCCCGGCAGGCGGCAACGACAAAGAGCCGACCGTCCGCGCAGCATCTATCGAACAGGCTTTGTCTGGTATGCACTTTGGTGTGCTCAAGCTGGACGACGTTGTAACCAACGAGAACAGCCTTACAACCGACCGTATTCAGAAGATCAACAAACAGATCAGCGTCAACCGCGCCATGCTTCATCCGTATGGATTCATGGATGTCATTGGCACCTGGTATGACGAACAAGATTACTACGGCGTAACCATCAAGCAGGAAGAGACGTTCGCCCTTGAAGAGGGCCGTCTGGACTGTATCAGTGGTTCCGTGGATAGTGGTCGTTTCAACAGCAGCGTATACGTCAAGGTATATCTGCGCTCGGCCTGGTGGCTGAACGCAGAAGCCAAGATTCAAGGCAAGATCGAAGCAGAGGCAGTAAAGGCAGACTGGGACCTATGGTTTCCCGAGCGACTGTCCTATGAGTTTCTTCTTCGTGAGCACAAGAAAGACCCTGACGGCTTTGCGATCAAGTACCTCAACAATCCGCGCCAGATCAACAAAGTAAAGTTCCCCAGAGAACTACTGGTGCGACGGACGGTACCGAATAGCCAACTTCCGCAACAAGGGATCATCGTCACCGCAGTTGACACCGCGTACTCAACGAAGTCGTGGGCAGACTACACCGTGATTATGACAGCCTTGATCTACGGTGGACGGTTCTACATCATCAACATGGTTCGTGGTCGCTTCAACGAGTATGAGCTACCAGCCGTTATCGCGGCCAGTGCTCAAAAGTGGAAGCCGAAACGAATTGCGATTGAAGACTCAGTAGGCGTGAAGTGGATGGGACGAGAACTACGCCGCGAGATGGACAGACTCCAGATCAGCGTTT